ATTGAGTAGGTGTAGAAAGAGAATTACTATTAGTAAAAGGTATTGTTGTTACTGTACCATCGTTTTTTGTAAAAGGAACGTGTTTACCTATTCTAAAATCAAACTCATTTCTCCAAGCGCTTCCATCATAATTAAGATAGTGACCATTAATAGTATTACTATCAGTTACATTGGTTAAATCATTAAGAGCACCAGCTTGACCACCAATTTCTTTTACTGTACCTGAATCGTTTATGTAAAGTTTTTTGGCGCTAGTGTCAACGGCAACCTCACCACTAGTAATGTTACTTGTGGTAGGTGTACTTGTACCTCTTTTGAGTTTTATTACTGTCGCCATTAATAATATCCCTTATTCAGTTGACGACTAATTAAAATGTTCCGCCGTCTAACTGTGTTACTGTAACTGCTCCCGAACTGACTGTAAAGTTGTCTGAACTAAAAGAAGCTACGCCTTTATTTGAAGCTGTTGCTAATTCGGCAGTGATTGTTAATGTATCACCAGAAACGGAAGAATCAATTCCTTCTCCACCAGATACAGTTAATGTATCACCTAAATCTACTGCATTGGTTGTACCACTATCAGCAGCTACCGAAATTGTTGAATTTGATAACTTAGCATTTGTAATTGAACCTGCTAATTTAGCGGTTGCAATTGAACCTGCTAACATTGCATTTGTAATACCTAAAGCTTTAACTCTTAATGCGTCTGAGTTTACTTCAATAGATGAATCATCTACTTCAACATCAATTGTATTTCCTGTTTTACTTAAAGCTGAACCGGCACTAATTTGACCTGCACCTGAGAATTGCTCAAATGTAATATTAGTTGAACCAAATGTTGGTGTACCATTGTGAGTTGCAACATAACCGTTATCTGCGTTAGCAGTACCTTCTTCAACAAAGAAGAATGTTCCGCCAGTTAACTCAGCAGCTGTGTCTGCGTCAGGACTTCTTGTTAATACGAAAGCCGCTGAACCAGAACCGATTGTTGTTACTTTATAGATACCGTTTTGTACTGCACTTGCCTGATTCTTAATTAGAACTCTGTCATTTGCTACAGTAGCAACACCGTCAATTGTTAATGCACCGTTAGCGTCAGCAGTTAAAGTACCGTTACCGTTATTATAAGTTACGGCTGCTAAGGCAGCTGCTGTTGCAAGTCTAACACTTTCTTTTACATCTAGTCCGTTTGCAACACTATCCACATATGCTTTTGTAGCTGCGTCTGAGCTAGCAGATGGATTTGTTACACTTGTAATTCTACTAGAGTTAACATCTACTGTACCTGAACCGTTAGGATCTAAAACGATATTACCGTTTGTATTTGTAGATGAAATAGTATTAGTGTCAACTTGAATATTGTCAACTTTTAAAATAGTAACTGGTGTTGAATTACCAACTGTACCGCCTTCAATTGCTGAAGTATTGATAGTTGGACTTGTTAAAGTTTTATTTGTTAAAGTTTCTGTACCAGTTAGAGAAACAAAACTATCACCTTGTAAACCTGAGTTAAATTCTGCAAGAGTACCTGTAAAAGTACCCAAATCATCTAAATCAATATGCAATGTGTTTGCGTTACTATTGATAGTTTTATTTGTTAATGTTTGACTGTCATCTAAATCTACTAAAGTAGCATCCTGTACAGCTGTATTAAACTCAGCAAAAGTACCTGTTATAGTATTTGCGTCTAAATCTAAAGTTTTGTTTGTAAGTGTATCAGTAGATGTTTCTGTAACAACATTTGAATCTAAGTTTACTGATAAAGTATCACCAGTAACAGCAGTTGTAATACCAGCACCACCTGTAATTTTAAGTGTGTCTGATAATAAACTGATTGTAGTTGCTGTAGAACTTTCATCAACAATTGTTAACGATGTAGCAACTGAAGCTGTACCAGCCGCTGTTAATCTACCTTGTTGGTCAACTGTAAATGTTGGTATCGCTGTAGCAGAACCATAAGAACCTGCTGTAACAGCTGTGTCATCTAAGTCTATTGATATATTGTTGTCTGATACTGTTGTCGTAAGACCGGTATCACCTGCAAAGGTAATAGTTTCACCTGTGTTTACTGAGTCATTTGAACCACTATCGGCAGCTATAGAGAGAGTTTGTGTTACTGTACCGAAAGATAGGTTACCTGAACCATCAGTTTTTAGGAACTGTCCGTTACTTCCATCACCACTCGGGAGGGTAAATGTAGTAGATGTTGTAACTGCATTAGGTGATTTAAGGGCAATAAAGTTTGAACCGTTATTAGTACCCTCATTAAACTTAATTCCGCCACCTGTTGTAGCGTTATTTCCTACAAAAATTTCGTCTATTGCTTTGTTTGAGTCTACAAGTAAAGCTGAACTTGCTGTTAGTGTGCCTGCTACATGATCTAATTGATCTGTAAAATATTGTCCGCCAATTACTGTTACGTTATTAGCGTCACCGTTACCGTCAACTCCACCTTCACCTATAAAAATTCTATCACCTAGGTTACCTTGTGTACCAGTACCAAAAGTGTAAGCTAATTCACCTAATTTAAGTGTTGATGGCGCCGCTGTTCCGGAACTTCTTTTTATCTGAATTACCGTTGCCATTTATTTCTCCCTAAAATGAACCACCATTAAATACTAATGTTCCTGTTGTAGTATCTAACTCGTTCTTTGTTTTAAATTTGTCTGAGGAAGAATCATATTGTAATAACGCACCATCACTTAAAGACGTAGAATCAACATCCGATAAATTTCTTAACTTAGACAAAGCTACAGATACATTTGTGCTTGGCACTTGTACTGAAACTTGTTGTGGACCAGAAGATGTTGAAGAATTTATATTTGCTCTAACACCACCAGTCTGATTAATTCTAGCTTTAACCATTAGGTTCCTCTCTCTTTGTAATATTTATAACGAAAAGTATCTAAAGAAGAAACTAATTATACTCTAGGACTGACGGAAATAATGCCTTCAATTACTCTCGTAACTGAACTATCGGTAGTTTTAACAATATACACATCATACACATATCTTGTATGATGATCTAAGGCAGTTGTTTGGGCTTCTGATAATGATAACTCAATAATACCAGTAGCCGGATCTGCATTAATAGCTGCTGTAAATGCAATCTTTGAAGACGCATTGTAACTTGTTGCCAAGTTAGCAAAGGTCGTGTAACCAGTTAAATTAACTGCGTCACCATCTGTATTGGTAACAGTTACATCGGAACTAAAATTTGTACCTTGGTCTATTCTAAGATTTGCTACTGCCGCCATTGAATTGTTTTATACCTTCTTGTATTTTACCATTGTAATAATTAGTTAGAACGTCAATTTTTTCCAATTCAATTTCGTGTCTTACTTTAGATTGTTGAATTTCATGTCTAGCTGCGATTACATTTCTCAACTCTAAAGGTAATGAATCTAAATCATACTCTTTTTCATCTATTTTTATTGTATTCTTTTTTGCTTCTTCAGCCATTATATACCTCACTTATAATTTAATTATTTACTTGCTTTTTTAATTTGTTTTATTAGTTTATCTTTTGTTTGTCTTTTATCTAACTCAACACCAAGTTTTCTACCAAGCTTTTCTAAATCAGCTTTTGTTTTTTTCTTCAAGTCTGAAACTTTAATTTCAGGTTGTTTCTCTACTTTCTTTTTGAAAGGAGATAACATCTTTAAGAATTTTTTAATTTTATGCACCATTGTCAACTATTGTCCCACCTGCTGCTACAAATTCTTCAATCATGCCTAATGCAAGATGATCGCTTCCTAATTCAGCAACAAAAACGACATCATTTTCCAATGTTATTCTATAACCAGAATGAGCTCCGTCTGTGTAAACTTTTTCACAAGTTTTCCAGAGAGCCTGTGAATGGTTATCTGTATAATTATTTCCTGTCATTTTTTACCTCTTAACACTATTTATATTATTGTCCCAAGTATCTGAAAGAAATAACCGCTGAATTGGCAGGTGCCACTCCGAAAGTTAAAGTTGTTCCAGAAATTGTGTAATCTGCTGTTGGTGTTTTTACTGCACCGTTCACCACTACCAACACATTATCAACTGTTCTATTTGCAGCTATTGTAAATCCTGTTGTAGAACCGTTACCTGTTGCTGAATCTGATGAAAAAGTACTAGAACCTACAGAAGCTACTGTAAGTTTAGCACCTAAAAATATTATGAAACCTGATTGTCCATTTGCTGGCGCCGAACCAAATGTTATTGTACTACCACCACCTGTTATAGTATAATCTGTAGTTGGCTGTTGAATAACATCATTGTAAAAAACTAAAATTGAGGATGCACTTGAAACAGCAAAATCTAATGCAAATGCTGTTGTCGAACCATTACCTGAAATAGTTTGTGATTCTAATGAACCAAACGCCGGTGATCTTCCTATGTACGCCATTATATTTGTAAATACCTTATTATTATAACTTTTGAATTGGCAGGTGCCGATCCAAAGGTCAATGTTGTTCCTGAAATTGTGTAATCGTCTGATGGCGTCATATGTGATCCATCTACGAAAACTAATACATCACTTACTGTTCTACCACTTAAAATAGTATATGCTGTTGTAGAACCGTTACCTGTAAATTTAACAAATGAGTTTGTGAAACCTGTTAAAAGATTTGATTTGGTAACTTTTTTTAATGCTGTTGCTGATGTATCATAAATTAAAACTTCATCATCATTGGCAGGTGTTCCGCCTAATGCTGTTTGAGAATTAATCATACTAGCATTTAAAGAAAGATTTGATACTGTACCATCTGAAGGTCTAACTACCGATGTTGAATTAGTAGGATTTATAACATATATATCTGCTCCACTAGCAGGTGCAGCTGAGAAAGTAATTCTTCTAATATTACTTGATCCATCTCTACCTAAAGTGTATGCTTTACCAGTACCTGGTTCTTGTCTAATGTTATCTACATAAACCTCGAGCTCATTTTCTCCACCATCTGCTGGAGCATCCTTTGATAAATCAAATACTGTAGTTGATCCATTTCCGGTAAAAGATTCTTTATCGCTTAATCCTCTAAACTGATCGTGTGGTTCTATACCAATATACGGCATTATTTCTCCTGTTTATTTCTATACATCTTCTAATAAGGAAATAGTTGCGTCAACTGAATTAGCTGTATTTGCTGATACTCTAATTATATCATTAGCAGTACCATTACCTTGTACAACTAACTTGTTACCTTGCATTATTTCCAAAGAAGAACCGGCAGGAATACTCACATCCTTAGCTATGTAAACATCGTTAGTGCCGTCAAAATTATCTAAAAATACACTTGCTAAAATACCACTCGTTGTAGTATTAGCAAGAGTTATTCCGATAATTATAGACTCTTTCGCTGTACCACCACTTGACGGTACTGTATATAAAGCATGAGCACTTGCACCAGTAGAGGTTGTGATATTTGCCTTTGTAAATCTTTTAAAATCGTTTGCCATTTTTATTTTCCCTTAATATTTATAATCTATCCTAGAGCAATTGCCTGTGCTATAGCAAAAGGTTGTGTTGCAACAGGAACACTACCGATCGTTAAAGCGGCAGAATCCAAACTTGTTAATCCAGAAATTGTACTAGCTAATGCAATTGTTAAAGTATCAGTTGCTGATACTGTTGCTGTAACTTGATTTGAAGTACCAGCAATAGTAAAAACATCACCAGAGTTAATCTGTTGAACTGTTGAGCTACTATCTCTAATAGTAAATGCCGTATCTACGGCAGCGTCTAATTCATTTATAGCACCAACAATACTTGAAGCACTTGTCGTTAAACTACCTGGATCACCAATATC